ATACTGCATTTGATAACCTCAAAGGCTGGCAAGTTGAAAAAGAAATGCTAGAAAGCATTGTGGGACGAGCACCCACACACGAACCATACCCATATCACAACAAAGGTGTGGACGTTGAAGTTGCGTTTGAAGAAGGAACACCAAGTCCGCCGCCAGGCGCACCGCCTGTTCCTGCTGGTGTAGAGATTGTGAGGGTATAAAATGGGCAGTTTTGTCTTTAATTTACCAACAGCTGGTGCAGCAAATCTTGGTGCCAATATTGATGCCAATTTGTACGCCAAGACCAAAGATTCTGATTTGACCTATGGCGGCGACGATACCATTGTGTGGGACAGAATCGATGCTGAACGACAGCGTCGAGGATTACCAGGGCTAGCAGCAATAGGTTCGCCTCGTCCACCAGAAGAAGAAACGCCTACAACTTCTGATTCAGGCGGCGGAACTTTTGAAGTCAAAGGGCCACCTGGCATGACCTTTGAACAAGCCAAAGCCATATTTGATCAACAAGTTGCTGCTGGCAGTTTTGTGGGATTCAAACCCGGTGACGTGTTGAACGCAGCAAGTCAAGCCGCTGCTGGCCTGCCTGGCGCAGCATCACAACTGACTCAGTCTCTAACTGGCACTACCAGTATAATCAACGGTTCTGTGATCAACAACGCTGTTGGAAAAATTGGAGGACAAGTATCGCAAGCAGTTAATCAAGCAGTGTCTGTGGCCAAGCAAGCTGTGAGCACAGTGACTGGCGTGCTGAGTAAAGTTCCTGTAACCGACGGAATTAACACCGCAGACTTTGCAAAACAAGTACCTGCGTTGACATCCATGGGCAGTTTGACCGCAGTAGATGTTAGGGCAGGCCTAGCACAAGCATCCAAATTGGTAGGACAACCCGCTGACAAGATTACTGACGCTGTGGGAGTTGGCAAGTTTGGGCTCGATGCTACTCAACTAGAAGCAGCAGGTGTTCTCAAACCAGGTGTAGCAGCACAGTATCTGCAAAGTGGCGCTAACTCTTTGACCAGTGTGCTAAAAAGTCCCACAGTGTTTACGGGCAAAGACGGTATAAAGTCGCTGACAGATCTGTTGAAGTCAGATTCAAAACAAAACGCAATACAACAAAACTTAATGGCTCAAGGACTCAGTGGATTAAAACAAGTGGGCATACCCACTGACAGTTTGAATCCTTCTGCCCTCACTGGCACAGTATTAAACGCAGCCAAAAGCCTACCTAACACAGTTGATTGGGCTAAAGGACTGCCATTGCCGCCGGGGGTAAAGACATCATTTGACACTGTGGCTAGAGACTCTGCTTTTGCCGTGGATTTTGCCAAGCAAAAAGTTGACAACAGTTTGAAACAAGAGATTGTACCTACACCAGCCAGCGACACAGTCAACAGAGAAACACTGAATGCAGCAGCCACCAGAGTAGTAGGCAATGACAAAGTGCCGCCTGTGAGTTACAGCAGCAAGACCACACAAAGAACGCCAAGAGAACTTGACGCTGCAATATCTGTGATTCTCAACAATATAAACATTTTGATAGATGCCAGCATTGTGGTAATGAGTAAATCTGACCGCACACGAGCAGAAACCAACAGTTACAACGCTGATATTAGAAATCTTGAATTGCTGATTGCTGACTTGCAAGCAGCCGATGGACAACTGCTGGAAATTGTTAGAGAATCCAACGCACTTGAACCGCCGTTCCCAGCCATTACAGCAAGAGCTGAAACAATAATAGAAAAAGCCAAAAAAGCCATTGCAGTTATACAAAGTGCAATAGATTCTTTACGCAGGACTGTGGCTAACTTATCAGCCTAATAAATATTGCTATGACTACATTTATCGGCTTCAACACTATCAATCAATTCAAAAAGTTTACACTCACAGACTTTGCATTGATTCAGCGCGACCTGTTGAATGCCTTTAACATACGTCAAGGCGAACTTCCAGGCCGTCCTGCATATGGCACTGTGATGTGGGACTTCTTGTTTGAAAATCAAATTGAAGAATTAGCCAACAACATTCGCGCCGAAGTAGAGCGTGTGGTATCTGGCGATCCTAGAATTGTGGTATCAGACATTCAAATATTTCCGCAGCAAAACGGCATTTTGCTACAGATACAAGTCACAGTGGTGCCCACAGCCAACGCTGAAATACTCAGTATCTTTTTTGACCTACAACAACGTTCCGCTTCCTACGTATAACTACGCCGTTTTTTACGGCGATAAATAATACAGAGGTTCTACGGAATGGCACAAACTACTAGACAAACAGCTATCTTTGGCGTTGAAGACTGGAAACAGATCTATCAAACATATCGCGAAGCAGACTTTCAAAGCTATGACTTTGAAACTCTGCGCAAAAGCTTTATTGACTATATCCGCCTCTACTACCCTGAAACATTCAATGACTATATTGAATCGTCAGAATTCATTGCTTTGCTGGACGTTATTGCGTTCATGGGCCAAGCTCTAGCCTTCCGTACAGACCTAAACACTCGTGAAAACTACCTAGACACTGCTGAACGTAGAGATTCAGTGGTGCGCCTTGCTAATCTTGTTAGCTATACACCCAAGCGTAACACAGCAGCCGAAGGCCTGCTCAAAGTATTCAACGTCACAACTACAGAAAATGTTGTGGACTATAACGGTGTTAACCTTTCAAACGTCACCGTGAACTGGGCTGATCCCACAAACCCAGACTGGCAAGAACAGTTTACAACCATTATCAATGCTGCATTGGTTGACAGCCAAAAAGTGGGACGCCCTGGCAATCGTCAAACTATCCTAGGTGTTCGCACTGACGAATATGCAATTAACCTAGTGCCTGGATTCTTGCCTGTTGTGCCTTACAGCGCAACAGTGGACGGCATCAACATGCCTTTTGAAGCTGTGACTTCTACCACAGTGGGCGCAGACGTAATCTACGAACCCAGCCCTGTGTCTAGTACCAGTTTCAACGTGCTGTATCGCAATGACCAACTGGGATTCAACTCTGACAACACAGGTTATTTCTTCCTGTTCAAACAAGGTATTTTGCAAAATCAAGATTTTAACCTTGCAGAGCGCATCGCTAACCGTACGGTTGACATCAACATCGAAGGTGTCAACAACCAAGACCGTTGGCTGTTCCAACTTGACAACCTAGGCAATGTAAGTCGTGAATGGACATACGTTGAAAACGTATACACAGCGGCTGCTGAACAGCAGACCACATTGCGTCCAATTTATTCAACTACCAGCAGAGCCAATGATCAGATCACTATGATTTTTGGTGATGGCGTGTTCTCTGAAATTCCTGTGGGCACATTCCGTGCATACGTTCGTAGTTCCAACGGATTGCAGTATATTATCAATCCCGAAGAAATGCAGAACGTTGTGATTCCAATCAGTTACACTGATCGCAACGGCAACCTGCAGACTATTACATTTACTTGCGGTATCACTCGTCCTGTGACCAATGCACAGGCACGTGAGCCCATTGCTGCGATCAAACAACGTGCTCCTGCTCGTTACTATACACAGAACCGCATGGTCAACGGCGAAGATTACAACCTATTCCCGTTTACCCAATATAATTCTATCATCAAGTCAAAGGCATTGAATCGTGCTTCGATTGGTACCAGTCGTTATCTTGATCTAGTGGACAACACTGGCAAATACAGTTCTACCAATACATTCGGCAGCGACGGCGGATTGTGGGAACAAAACATTCTGCCCACAATACTGTTTTCGTGGACCAATCGAAATGAAATTGCTGATGTTATTTCTAACCAAGTTCAGCCAGAGCTTACACAAGCTTCGGTAAAACAATTTTACTATGCCAACTTCCCACGCAAGTCAATAAACACCATTGACGTGGTTTGTACCGCAACTACTCAAACAGTGAACACTATCACAGTGAGTGATGCCACTGCTGCATTGTTTGGTCAATATGTATTTGACAACATGCCTGTGGTGTTTGGCAATGCCGGTGACGGAGATGTGTTTGGCGGACTAATCGGTGGCATCACATACTATGTACGTCCCGGTAGCTGGAATGCCACTGCCAAAACTTTTACAGTGAGTTCAATTGCCAACGGTGGTGTATTCCCTCTCAGTACCACCACAGCTAAATCAGTTGCCACTGTGGCCACTGTGATCACCGGCGGAACAGTGTGGAATCAAAGCACAACCATAGCCAACGAAACCACAGGTTATTTCAAAACTGCCACAGGAACACCAGTGCTAGTAGGCCCTGACTCGGGCACAAATTTTGAATATGCAGTAACAGGCAGCTTGATTAAATTTGTTGCACCTGCAGGCCAATACTTTGATCGTAACAACAAACTACAATCAGGTATTCCTACCAAAACAGAACAAAAAACAGAAATTTGGGCCAGTCCAGTACAAGTTATTGGTGACGGCACAAACTCTAACCTAGGTAACTTCAGCAACGGCACAGGTCCCATTACTCTTAATAACTTTGTGCCTACCGGCGCCATTGTAGACACTATCATTCCATTGTTTGTGTCCGATTTGCCTGTGAGCATTGAGCAGCAAATGGCTGAACAAATCACACTGTTCAGAAACTTTGGCCTGGGCTACGACAGTGATGGCGCTATCACAGGTACACCGTATTCGCGGTATTTGATTCCATCACAATACCTTGACGAAAACGCACCTTGGAGTCAAACCAATGCAGGCCAACCAGTACCCGGCGGCGATGCTAGTTGGATGATTCAATTTGTAGTTGAAAATCAAAACTACACAATTACTTTCCGCGGCCTGGCCTACTACTTTGGTTCTGTACTACAAACTAGATTCTTCTTCTTTGAGGATCAGCAAGTGTACGACAGTCGTACAGGCACAGTAATCAAAGACTTTATCAATGTCTTGGCCATGAATAGCCGCCCTGGCGACACACTGGGCGAGCCTTTGCAGAGCGACATACCAGTGACTATCATTGGTCAGCCAGTGGAAAGCGACGGCTATGTAGATGACTTCCAAGTGTTGGTCAGTTATCGAGACTCAGACAACGATGGAGTGCCCGACAATCCAGATTTCTTTGACGAAATTGTTGGTACAGTGCCTGCTACTGCCAACGCAAGCTCTCCTTGGGTGTTCTTGGAACGCACAGTTGACTTCGACAACCTACAAAGATATCTGCTGGTAGACAGTGATAGAGTAGTAAGTCAATACGGAACTTTGGACGAGATTGAATTGGTCAAGACTGAATGGACACCGGGACAAGTGTTCTATGCCTACAGCGAAAATACTTTCTACAGACTAAACATCACAGTTACTGGAGTCAGAGAACTTATTGAATTTGAACAAGGTGAGTGGCTTGCACGTTCGGGGCGCCAAGGCCTGTACTATCAGTATCGTCACAACTCGCCGCTGACTAACCGTATCGACCCAGGCACATCCAACATTATTGACCTTTATGTTGTTACACAGGCCTACTATACTGCATATCAGAACTGGTTGCGAGATACCACTGGCACCGTAGTAGAGCCTGAACAACCTACCATTGATGAGTTGAACACTGCATATCAAGGATTGCAGGACTACAAAATGGTGTCGGACAACATTGTATTGAACTCGGTTACCTTTAAGCCATTGTTTGGCGCCAAAGCATCACCTGAGCTCAGAGCCACAATCAAAGTTATTCGTGCGCAAAATTCAACAGCATCTAGTTCAGAGATCAAGTCGGCAGTGCTGGCACAGATGAATGAATACTTCAGTATTGACAAGTGGAATTTTGGAGACACGTTCTACTTCTCAGAACTGGCTGCATATTTGCACCGAACTTTAGGAACCATAATTAGTAGTGTGGTCCTAGTTCCTTTAGATCCTCAAAAAGCTTTTGGCGATCTTTATGAAATCCGATCACAACCTAACGAAATATTTGCCAATGGCGCAACCATTGACAATATTGATGTAATTGAAGCATTGACAAGTACTAACTTGCGTACCGCAGCCGGCAGTGGAGTAATTTAATGGCCCGAGTAAGATCAGTAGATTTTCTACCAGAAATTTTTAGAACAGACGCCAACAAGCAATTCTTGGCAGCTACTCTTGATCAGTTGATCCAAGAGCCTAAGTTCAAAAAAACACAAGGTTATATTGGTAGAACTGTAGGACCGGGTGTAAACCCCAACGATCGTTATGTAGTTGAGCCAACCAAAACTAGATCAGATTATCAGCTGGAAACTACAGTTGTTAATCTGCGTCCTGAAACCAACATCATACAAAACGCAATCACATACCCAGGCATCAACGATGCCATTCGTCTAGCCGGCGGTAACAGCAGCCGTCCCGATCGTCTGTATGAAAGTGATTACTATACTTGGGACCCGTTTGTTGATTTTGATACTTTTGTAAACTTCAGTCAATACTATTGGTTACCCAACGGGCCTGACGCTGTGGAAGTATCAGCTTCTACTATTCCTGCCACAGAAAATTTTGTTGTCACTCGCGAAAACGGGGTATACACATTCTCTGGATTGCCAGGCACAAACCCTAATATTGAGTTAGTGCGCGGCGGCAGCTACACATTCCAAGTAGCGCAAAATGCCAAAGAAACTGTTAACTATCGCGTGGGCAATCAAGGCAATGCAGCCTACCTTATTGATTTTGTCAGCAACCCCACACTGACACTGGCTCGTGGCAACACCTACGTGTTCAACGTTGACACCCAAGGTGTCTATCCTTTCTGGATCAAAACAGCACCTACCACTGGCACTGGCGATGCCTACAGCATCGGTGTAACACGCAACGGTGCATCAACCGGCCTGGTAACTTTTGTTGTGCCCCAAGATGCTCCTGACACACTGTATTACATCAGTCAGACAGTGTCAAACATGGGCGGCCAGATCAACATTGTCGATGGCACACCGGGCACAGGTCCTGGATTTTGGATTCAAACCAATCCTGGAGTATCTGGTCGTATTCCCACAACACCAAACATCAGCAGTAGAGATGTGTTTGGTGTAGTTAACAATGGCGAAGACCTTGGTGTAGTTACATTTGATGTGCCCACCCGCACTGCACAAGAGTTTTTCTATAACCTCGATCCCACAGTTCAACCTGTTGACCTAGTTACTGATTTGAATTTTAGTCAAATCAACAATGCAAGACTTGATCAGTTTGTTGCACAATACGGCGGCATCGATGGTATTACCAGTCTTGAAGGTAGAAACCTTGTGTTTATTGGCTCCTCAGAGGACGATGCAGCGTGGGAGCGCACTAGCTTTTTTGATCCTTTAAATGCTGGACTATCTAACAATGGTCTTCCGGGCAGCTACGATACCTTGACTTACTCTGAAGAGAACTTGATACCTCTAGCTGATCGTCGACAGATCTGGCAAATCGGCTATGTTGTTGACAACGGCCTTACCTATCTTCGTTTGACCAAACTTACTAACATTGACGAATTACAAAAGTTCAGTGTGAGATACGGTAATGTGTACAGCAATACCAATTGGTACAAAACCAACGTTGGAGAAATCAAACAGATTCCGTTGTTGACTGCTGCTCTAAACACATTATATTACCAAGACGGTACAGACCCAGAAATTTTTGGTCGCATCACGCTGCTTGAGCAACCCGAAGAGTCTACTCTGTTTATCAACAACATTATTGGACAACCAAACTACACTTCTCCCAACGGAGTTGAGTTCACCAACGGACTCAAAGTGGTATTCCGTGGAGATGTACGTCCAGCAAGTTACAAATCAGGCTCAATTGCTTTTACTTGTACAGCAACCACTGCTGGTACCAACACAATTACAACTTACAGCACAGAAGATCTATATCCTGGTCTTGCAGTGGTATTCACTGACCCCACCGGCGGACTTGTCAGCGGCGTAACATACTATGTCAGTTCAGTTGTAAACTTGTTTGAGTTTACTGTGGCTGCTACACCTGGTGGCCTACCTGTGACACTGACCAACAGTACAGCTGACTTTGATGCTTTGGCCATAGTTTACAAAGAATATTATGTGTCTGGAGTAGGCACTGGAATCAGACTGTTGCCTGTAACCAACTTTGTTACTCCAGAGACCTATGTTGAAGCCAGCAACGACAGCAGTTTGCCTGTGCCCGAAGAACCTGATTATCTAACCATCGACCGCGGCAGCAGAGATCTCAATGCCTGGAGCCGCTCAAACCGTTGGTTCCACATTGATGTTATCAATGCCACATCAGCTTATAACGGCACTATTGCTGTGCTAGACAACAATTTTAGAGCCAAGCGTCCTATTATTCAGTTCCGCCCAGATCTAAGATTGTACAACATGGGCACACAAGGCAAGCAGCCTGTGGATATCATTGACTTCAACGAAACAGATGCTCTAAGTAACATTCAAGGTGCTACTAGTTATTCAGTAGACGGATACAGTTTTGTAAACGGTACACGAGTTATTTTTGCCGCCGACGAAGACAACCAGGTCAGAAACAAAATTTATGTTGTTGAGTTTATTACACCCGACACAGTTGCTCCATTGATTGATCAACCAATCATTAATCTCACACTGGCCACTGACGGTAATGTTGAAATAAACGAAAGCACACTGATACTGCAAGGTCAAACCCTACAAGGAAAGACTTACTGGTATGACGGTGTCGAGTGGACCGAAGCACAACAAAAAACTGCAATACAACAAGCACCGTTGTTTGACATCTATGATTCAGACGGCGTAAGTTTTGGTAACCGCGCAGTCTATCCAAGTTCAAACTTCAACGGTAGCAAGTTGTTCAGTTATGCAATAGGTGATACTGGCATTCTAGACACAGTATTGAAATTCCCGTTGAAATATCTAAACATTGCCAACGTAGGCGATATTGTTTTTGACAATAATTTCTACGCTGATACTTTTGTGTATACTGTAAACAACGTCAGCACCGAATTGCCTATCAGCCGCGGATATGTTAGAGAATATGCAACTCGCACAACATATCAATCTTTGATTGGTTGGCAGAATGCAGTGGCTCCAACCAGAGTATATCAGCAATTTAAATTTGCATACGACGGCAGACCGCTGACTGTGGACGTTCGTGCCAATGACGCTGGCACCGTGCCAGTGATTAAAATTTATGTTGGATCAGCGTATGTATTGCCACGAGACTTTACCTATACACGTACCAGCAATACTACCACAATTACTCTGTCCAAAGTTTACGCACCTGACGACATCATTGAAGTGCTGGTGCTCAGCGATCAAAC